GAATTTTCGGATGCGCTCGTCGATGGGGCGGTTGCCATTATCTTGGATGAACTCAGCAAGAGCGCCAAATGACCGACCGCTTCTACCGCGCAACGCAGGCGCTAAAGCTTTTGCCAAAGAAATACGGGCGCAAGGGCGAGGCCGCCAAGTCTGGCGTTGTGACGCCTGAGAAGATCGCGCTGGTTTCGGAGCTTTTGGACGCCAACTTGCCCAAGGCAGAGATCGCCGACCGCGTAGGGCTGCACGCGAGTACGATATACAACCTGGCGCGCAAATACCGGCGCGGCAATCTATAGGGGACGATTATGAGCGTGGAAAAAACCATAAACGGCATCGATTTTTACGTTGATCTTGAGACTGACGAGATGTGGCGCGAGGGTACGATCAGAATCGGATTTGAGCAGGGCGACCAATATAATAGCGTTTGTGTCAGCCCGCCGCTTGTCCGTGAATTTAGAACAAAAAACACACCAATAGCTCAGCTGGTTGAGTTTCACGATTGGGTAAGGCCAGCGCTCGAAGCTGAGCACGCCGTGTCTTCGCTAGATGACTTGGTTTGGGATTTGATAGAGCAAAAGCTTACTTTTACCTTTTGGATGAGCGGCCTTACGTTGACCGATATGAAGGAAGTTTGTGCTCAGTATGGCGTGGATTGGGAGTACTTGAGACACACCTTTGAGGCGAGTTTCACGCACCAAGGCCATGCTTGCGGCATAGACGCGCACGATCCGTTCCATAACCCCACCAATAGACTCAACCCCAGATATCAGTAAAACCTCGTCCCCTTTTCCCGCACGCTACAGACCCCGCCCCGCTTGGGTTTCTCGGCTTACGACGGTTTGGCCACTTACGACGCCGTGCGGGGGATGCGGTAAAACCCCCAGACCTTTCCCCGCATACGCCGCTGGTATAATGCGGCATGCCCGAAAACCCATATATTGCGTTTGTTAAGCGCTTTCGTAATGACCCCGTCGCGTTCGTTGAGGGCGTCTTTAACGTCACTCCAGACCCCTGGCAGCAAGATTTCCTAAAAGCCATCGCCGCTGGCGAGCGCAAGCTTAGCGTCCGCTCTGGCCACGGCGTAGGCAAATCAACGGCAGCCAGCTGGGCGATGCTCTGGTTTCTCACCACGAGATTTCCAGTCAAAATTGTAGTAACGGCGCCCACCAGTGCGCAGCTGTTCGACGCCCTGTTTGCAGAAGTTAAGCGCTGGATCAACGAGTCGCCCGAAGCCGTGAAGCAGCTATTGGAAGTAAAGAGCGACCGCGTCAGCCTCAAGGCCGCGCCCAGCGAGGCATTCATCTCATGCCGCACCAGCCGCGCCGAGACGCCAGAAGCACTCCAGGGCGTCCACGCCGATAATGTGATGCTGATATGCGACGAGGCGTCCGGCATACCGGAGGCCGTGTTTGAGGCCGCCGCAGGCTCGATGTCTGGAGAAAACGCCTCCACGCTACTGCTTGGCAATCCCACCAGGGGCAGCGGATTCTTTTTTGATACGCACCACCGGCTTTCTGGCGAGTGGTGGACGCGGCGCGTTAATTGCGAAGACTCGCCGCGCGTCTCTGACGAGTACGTCAAAGAGATGGCGTTGCGCTTTGGCGAACAGTCCAACGCCTACCGCGTCCGCGTCTTGGGTGAGTTTCCGCTCAGAGATGACGACACCGCCATACCCTTGGAGCTTGTGGAGTCGGCGCAAAGCCGAGAAGTGGTGGTGAATGAGGAGGAGCCGATTCTTTGGGGGTTGGACGTTGCCCGTTTTGGCAGCGCAAAGAGCGCGCTTGCGAAGCGCCAGGGGCGCGAGCTTAAGGGGATGCAGACCTGGCAGGGGCTGGATCTGATGCAGCTGACGGGCGCCGTTGTTGCAGAATATGAGGGGGCAGGGCCGCGCCAGCGGCCGGTGCAGATTTTTGTGGATTCTATTGGCGTGGGGGGAGGCGTGTGCGACCGGCTGCGCGAGCTAGGGCTGCCGGCTGTTGGCATCAACACCGGCGAGGCGCCCAGCACCAAGGGGACGTACAGCAACCTGCGAGCAGAGCTTTGGTTTAAGGTTAAGGCCTGGCTAGAGGCCCGCGACTGCAAGATCCCCAAAGACGACAACCTGGTTGCCGAGTTGGTGTCGCCAAAATACAAATTCACATCGAGCGGCAAGCTGCAGATTGAGAGCAAGGATCAGATGCGCAAGCGCGGCCTTGCCAGCCCCGACTTGGCCGACGCGCTGGTGCTCACGTTCGCCGGCCCGGCCTCGATCATGGCCGGCCACAGCAGTGCGGCCTACAACTGGAACACTCCGCTGCGAAGGAATCTCGCAGTCACCTGATAAAATATGTCACTCAATGCACCATATATGGGGGTTGCGTGGCTAAAACAGAATCACACACATACCAGCGCGGCCCTAGCGGGCTGAAAGACGCCGCCAGCGACATCGCTAAGATGATGGAGCGCAGCGCCAAGCCTAAGAAAAAAGCCGGTAAGAAGAAGTAGCCTTGGGCATCCTTGAGCAGCTTGCCGAGCTAAAAATGGCCGAGGCGCGTGCCATGCACGACGCCGCGCAGGCTATGAAGCCCACGCCGGCCCAAGCCGCTTATATGGCCGCCAGCATGGCCCCTGGGTTTGCAACCGCAGACGCAGCCGGACAGGCGGGCCGTATGCCTGGCCCAAACGAAACCCTGCAGCAAGGGCTGCTTGCGCCAGGTGTGTCGATGCGCGAAAACCTCGACCGAGGCAACTACCTCGACACTGGCCTGCAAGGGCTTGGCCTATTAGGCGACGCCGCATACGCAGTCCCGTTGGCCGGCCCCGCACTCGCCGGCGCATTAAAAGCCCCCAGGGCTGTTAAGGCTGTGGCAGATGCGGCAGATGCGATATACGCCGGCAAGCCCTTAGAAAAATTCGACCTGTCGAAGACGCCTGACGTTCCTCAATCGGCGCTGGATAGGTATGACCCTCCTAGGGGGATGCCGAAAAACCTAGAGCCGATGCTCAACAAAAAAACAGCCAACAGGCTTGCAGAGGCGGCCAAAAAGGGCGAGCAAGTAGGCGGGCGGGATTGGTATAACTTGGAGCCGTTGCGCCAGGCCTACATCGACGAGCTTGGGGAGGAGCTAGGCAATAAGACGTTCCGCGCTTATGTAGACAAAATAGCTGCAACAAGCCCGCGCTCTACCGTCGCCGCCAACATACGCAGGTCTAGTTACCTGCAGCAGCTTGACCAGCAAGGAAAGCCGTTTGCTGGATTGCTAAACCCAGACCTACCACCTGGATACGGCCACCTGGCACACAAAACCCAAGACCACCTCCTGCAAGACCTTCAATCGATGGGCCGATTCGATGCCCTAAACAGACCTAAAACGTCAAGCTTTGCGGAAAATTTAAAAGGCAACCAGACGCCGATGACGATTGATACCCATAACTTTGCGGCGGTTAAAGGCGACCCCAAAAACAAGGTAAGCCCACAAAAGACGCAGTACAGGTATTTAGAAGAGTTCCAATCAGAAATCGCGGACAAGCTAAATATGACCCCCGCTCAGTTCCAGGCGTCTGTCTGGATGGGTGCCGATACCGGCGTTGCCGACTCGCGGCCTTTTATGGAGGTCTTTGATGACGTGGTAGCTAGGACGGCTGAGCGGAACAAGGAATCTAAAAGGGAAGCGCTAACAAAATTTATCAAAGGTGAGGGCGCGCTTTACGGCCTGGCCGGTGTAATGGCAGGCACGCTTTACATGTCCCCCGAACTGCAGACACAACCAAAAGGCTTACTCTAATGGCCGAACCATACGAAATTGACATCGAAGACGAGGAGTACATTGAGGTTGACCCCTCGATGGCAACCGAAGAGATCCAGGCAGCCGTGCAGCAGGCTATCGAGGATGCGGTTGATTACATAGACAACACCATCTCACCGCTGCGCGCGACTGCCGCCGAGTATTACAACGGCGAGCCGCTAGGCAACGAGCAAGAGGGTCGCAGCACCGCGCAAACGATGGACGTGCGCGACACCGTGCAAGCGATGCTGCCGAGCCTGATGCGGATATTCTGCGGCTCTGATCACGTCGTCGAGTACGCACCCACTGGCCCCGAAGACGTTGAGATGGCTAAACAAGCCACCGACTATGTGAATTATATCCTTCAGCAAGACCAAGATTTGCCCTTCATTGAAATCATCTACGCGGCGATGAAAGACGCATTGGTAAAAGGGCAGGGCTTTCTCAAATATTACTACGACGAGACTGAAACTACTCAAAGCTACGACCTAGAGAACCTGGACGATCAGGCGCTTAACGCGCTGAATTCAGACCCCGACATTGAGATCGACATGCTTATGTCAGTCGTGTCTGACGATTCGCCAGAGCCGTTGCATAAGGTGCGCGTTACCAAGCGCAACAAGATTGGCAAGGTGAAAGTCATGTCGGTGCCGCCCGAAGAGGTGCTGATCAACCGGCACGCCCGCAGCATGGACGACGCTGAGCTTGTGGCCCACCGCGCCTACCTGCCGGTTAGTGACTTGGTTGAGATGGGCTACGACCGCGACGAGATGGAGGCCTTTGCCACCGACGAGGATGATTTTGAATTGTTCAACGAAGAGGCACGAGAGCGCTTCTTCGATAGACGCGACGTTGACTACCGCGACCCATCACGCCGCCGAGTGCTGTACGTTGAAGCGTACGTCCACTTGGACGTAGATGGCGACGGCGTCAGCGAACTGCGTCGCGTTTGCTGCGCCGGCCCAAACTACGAAATACTGCGTAGCGACCCAGCCGACCTAATACCTATTGCGCTGTTCCAGCCAGATCCAGAGCCACACACGGCCCTTGGCGGCTTGAGCATCGCCGACTTGACGATGGACATACAGCGCATCAAGAGCGCCGTACTGCGCTCGTCGCTGGACAGCCTGGCGATGTCTACCCACCCGCGAGTCGGGATCGTAGAAGGCCAGGCTTCGCTAGAAGACGTAATGAACAACGAAGCAGGTGGCGTTATCCGTATGCGTCAACCCGGCGCGGTTGTGCCGTTTGCCTTGCCTTTTGTCGGCAAAGAGGCGTTTCCGATGCTGGCGTACATGGACGAGATGCGGGAAAACCGCACCGGCATATCAAAGGCCGCAGACGGGCTAGACCCCGCCGCGCTGCAGTCCAGCACGCTTATGGCCGTGCAGCAGACCGTCGCAGCCGCTCAGCAGCGTGTTGAGCTAATCGCCAGGTTGTTCGCCGATGGCGGCATGACCCAGCTATATAAAGGCCTTCTGCAACTGATCATCAAGCACATCGACAAGCCGCGCATGATCCGTCTGCGCAACCAGTTTGTGCCGATGTCGCCAGATCGCTGGAGCGCGAACATGGACGTGGTGTCGAACGTCTCGCTGGGTAAGGGCGGCGACCAAGAGCGAATGGCCATGCTCCAGCAGATCGCCGGCAAGCAAGAGCAAATACTGCAAACGATGGGGCCGCAGAACCCGTTGGTAGATATGAACAACTACTACCAAACCCTCATTCAAATGCTGGAGGTGGCGGGATTCAAAGACCCGCTGCGTTTTTTCAAAGACCCGGCAACCTTCTTGCCGTCGCAAGAGCCGCCTAAGCCTGACCCGAACGAGGCGCTTATGCAGGTGCAGATGCAGGCTATTCAAGCAGACATTCAGAAAAAGGCTGCAGAGCTAGAGCTAGAGCGCGAAAAGATGCAGCGCGAAGACGACCGGCGTCGCGACAAGGACGAGGCAGATATTGCACTCAAGGCTGCAGAGATTAACGCCCGCTACGGCGCTCAGATTGATACGGCGCAGATCAAGGCTAATTCAGACCGCGACCGAGAACTGGTCAAGCAACTAAGTGCGCAGAGGCCAAATGGCATTTAGACAGCAGGAATTACTCAACATCCAAAGGATGGCCGACGACCCAGATTTCAAGCAATTAATTGAACATCTACGGCTCGATTATTTCGAGCAGTGGTGCAAGGAACGCAAACCCGATGCTCGGGAGCGCTTGTGGCTGCAACAAGAAGTCTTAGACGGAATCGTCACGCAAATGCGTGCCGCTGCCGATCAATTGGCTTTTGAAAAACATAGGAATGGTTAGATGGATGATAGAATAGAGGGGCGCCAACCCCAAGATATTGGGGCCACCTCAGTTGGTGGAGCGCAACAAATTATCGCAGACATGCTTGGTTCCGAAGAGGATAAAACCGATCAAGTAAGCGAGACCGTTGACGAGTCCCTAGAGGGCGAGGTGTTAGAAGACGCCGAGTACGAAGACGCCGAAGAGGTGCTCGACTCGGATGGTGACGAAGACATCGATCTGGATGGCGAAGAATACGAGCAGGAAGAGGAAGCCGAGCCTGTCGCCGAAACATTCACAGTCAAAGTGGCTGGCGAAGAGGTTGAGGTGGGGCTTGAGGAACTTAAAAACGGCTACTCACGTCAGGCAGATTATACAAAAAAAGCACAAGCGTTAGCCGAAGAGCGAAAAGCCTTCACGCAAGATCGCGACGCAGTAGTGCTTGAGCGACAGCAATACGCACAACTCCTTGGTGCATTGCAGCAACAACTAGCAGCAGACCAACAGCAGCAGCCGGATTTTGACGCGCTATATGAGCAAGATCCAATAGAGGCTGCCAGGCTAGAGCGGAATTGGACGAAGCAGCAGCAAGCCAAGCAGCAGAAAATGCAGGCCATTGCCCTGGAGCAGCAGCGAGTTAGAGAAGCTAACGCACAGGAACAACAGCAGCAGATGCGCGGGCTTATTGAGCAGGAAGTCCAGCGGCTGCCCGAAGTTATTCCAGAATGGAAAGACGAGAAAAGGGCATCCAAAGAACGCGACGAGTTGCGGGCTTATCTAACAGAACAAGGCGTGAATGAGGAAGAAATGAACGCCCTGGTTAGAGCCAACCACATCGCCGTGCTGCGCAAGGCCATGCTTTACGACAAAGGTCGTCGCAGGGTTAAAAGCGCAGAGAAAGAGGGTCGAAAGACCCGAGCCGCAAAGCCTGGGTCAAGGGCAGCACAACAGCCCGCTAGTAAACGCAGAACAAAAGTCGCTTATCAACGTCTTGCAAAGAGTGGCAAACGCGACGACGCGGCTGCCTTAATTGAATCTCTTTTATAGGAACTAACAATGTCCATAATCGCGAACACTTTTACTAAGTATGACAGTGTAGGTATTCGGGAAGATCTCTCAAATATAATTTATAACATTGATCCCACCGACCGACCCTTTATGTCAAACATGACAAAAAGCCGCACAGTAACTAACACTTTCTTTGAGTGGCAGACACAGTCACTGGCCAGCGCGTCCAGTAACCACCATATAGATGGAGACGATATTTCTTCGTTTACGGCGGTTACTCCAACAGTCCGTCTTGGTAATTATACGAATATTTCCCGCAAGGACTTCATCATTGCCGACAACTTAAATGGTGCGATTGATGCCGCTGGCCGTCGCGCCGAGGTTGCGTACCAGATTAGTTTGAAGGGCAAAGAGCTTGCTAATGACCAAGAGCATAACCTCTGTGGTCTGAATCATGCAGCCGTTGCCGGTAACAACACCACCGCCCGTAAAACCGCTACGTTGTCTGCGTTTTTGCGCACCAACACCAGCCGTGGAACGGGCGGCTCAGACCCGACTGTTAGCTCTGGTGTTGTGAACGCCGCAGCGACTGACGGAACGCAGCGCTCAATGACCGAGGGAATGCTGAAGACAGTCTTGCAAGGCACTTGGACGAATGGCGGCTCGCCTAAATTCGTCATGGTAGGCCCGCACGTTAAGACTGTGATTTCTGGCTTTGCAGGCATCGCGGCACAGCGTTACATGGCGCCTTCAGACGGCCCAACGACTATAATCGGTGCCGCAGATGTATATCTGTCAGACTGGGGTTCTGTTTCTATCGTTCCCTCCAGATTGTCGCGCGCCCGCGACGCATACGTCATTGATCCCGACTTGGTTGAGGTTGCAACACTGCGACCTATGCAGACCGAAGAGTTGGCGAAAACTGGCGACGCTTCTAAGTACCTAATGCTCTGCGAATACGGGCTGCAGGTTTCTTCTGAAGATGGCTTGGGCGTGGTGGCAGACCTTTCCACTAGCTAACGAGAACTTTTATGGATAAACGCCGCTTTTCGTCTGACCCTACATTGGGTACTAAGACTGACTTTATTTTTGAGGCCGGTAACACTGCCAAAGACGACAAGATCACGCTTGCGACATCGCAAGACGTGACCCACATCGTTGAGGCAAACAAGCGATCTCGAAATGAAATTGACCGCCACCAGAAACATGGCGAGTGGTCGAAAGTGGCGTCGATTCCGTTAACTGTTCTGTACGATCTTAAGCGGCGCGGCATTGCAGACGATCCAGCTGCAATGCGGCGTTGGCTTAACGATCCAGACAACCGCGCGTTTAGAACGCGCGATGCGAAGATTTAGTGGCGGTCGGTAACTACAGCGAATTACAGGCGGCTATCGCCGACTGGTTGAATCGCGACGATCTAACGAGCGTGATAAAAGATTTTATTGCGTTAGCAGAGGCCGAGTTAACTAGGACGTTGCGTCATCGCTCCATGGTGACCAGATCCACGGCAACGATTGACAGCGAGTATTCGGCAACGCCGGGGGATTGGATACAAACCGTGTCCTTGATCTTGGAGACAAACCCGGTTCGACAGCTGGAATATGTCACCAACGAGGCGCTGAACGGGATGAAGGCCAGCAACACGGCTACTGGCGTACCAACGCACTACAGTCACGTCGGTACAGAAATACAGGTTCACCCAAGGCCGGATAACACGAGTACTGGCTACACAGGCGAAATTGTTTATTACGCGAAGATTCCTGTTTTGTCTGACTCCAACACCACCAACTGGCTGCTCACATTGGCGCCGGATATTTATTTATACGGCGCACTAATCCAAAGCGCGCCTTATCTAAGAGACGACGAGAGGCTTGCCACCTGGGCGAGCCTTTATCAAAAACTAATCGAAGACCTCTACGTCAGCGACCAACGAACTCGCGGGCAGACGAGCGTAAGAATGCGCACGGCTGCGCTGCAATAGGAGTTAAATATGGCTGGTTTTAGTGACTACTTAGAGAACGCCGTACTCGGCTATGTTTTCTCTGGGGCGAGCTTCTCGCAACCCGGCACCAAGTACCTGGCGCTGTACACGACTGCCCCAACAGACGCGGGCGGCGGTACGGAATTGAGCGGCAGCGCATACGCGCGTCAAAGCTGCGCATTTACGACCACCGGCAATCAAGCAACCAATACCTCCGCAGTTGAGTGGCCAACAGCCACAGGGACGTGGGGGACTGTAGTTGCCGTCGGCGTCTTCGACGCAAGTTCTAGCGGCAATCTTCTAGCCTGGAACAACCTCACGGCCAGTAAAACCATAGCCACCGGCGACGTATTCAGAATCAATGCCGGCGACCTCGACATCGACCTCGACTAGTGAGCCAAGGATTTGGTAATGGCAGTTGGAACAGCGGCAAGTACGGCGTTTGGTCGTATAAGGACGCGGCTGCAACAATTACTGTCGTCGGCACGCTCACAGGTGCAGGCACTCGCGTACAGCACGCGGCAGCTGCCATCACGGCTTCTTCGAGTCTTAGTGTTTCTGCTAATCGCGTTGTTCCTGCTGCTAGCCGAATTACGGCTGCATCTTCCTTGGCGGCAACAGCGTCGCGAGTACAGAGCGCAGCGGCCACAATCACAGCGGCCAGCAGCGTCACAGCAGCCGCCGTCACGGTTGTGGATGCAAGTGCTGCAATTTCTGCGTCGTCTTCTGTCGCCGTTGCGGGACATCGCCTTGCAGCTGGCGGGTCAACAATCACAGCCTCGTCGTCTGTTAGCGCATCTGGCGAGCGAGTTGCAGTTTCAGGCGCAACGATTACGGGATCGACTAGCACGTCTGCATCAGCGTTTCGTATCGCCCAGGCGGCAAGCGCGATCAGTGCCACAGGCAGCGTTAGCGCAGTTGGCGAGCGTGTCTCAGATGCTGCCGCAAACATTGCGGCAAGCAGCAGCGTCGCTGCGTCGGCTCATACAATCGTCGCGGCAAGTGCAACAATTACAGCAACATCAACCGTCACGATCATTGGCGGCGAGTTTCATTTTGGTTCTGCGACAATCGCAGCAACATCTAGCGTCAGCGTTTCGGGCCGCGAAAAGTGGGAGCCTGAGTCTGGCGCATCAACGACCTACACCCAGCAGCCAGCGGCCAGCACGAGCTATACCCCAGCATCAGCTGCATCCACTTCATTTACTGCGGCAAGCAGTGCAAGCACTGATTACACCGAGCAACCAGCTGCATCGACTAACTGGCAAGAGGCGGCATAGGAATTAACAATGGCAGACTTATTCGACGCGAGACTCAAAATGCGGCTCCAAGAGAGCGGCGGCAACTCAGGCCAATGGGGCGTACTACTTAATCAAACCGTTACCAACATAGCATCGGTATTCGGGTTCGGCACGCATCAGCTGAGCAATGACGCCGACGCCACCCTTACTTTGAGCGACGATGGCGCGTCCTTAGACGCGCTGAAGTCTAGCTATCTAAAGATTACGAGTAGCGTTTCGCTTACGGCGACTAGGACTTTGCAATTTTCGCCCAACACCTTCAATCAGGTGAAGTACATAGAAAACGCCACAAGCGGCAGTCAAAGCATCACGATCTCTCAGGGGTCGGGAGCTAATGTCACGATTGAGAGCGGTGCTACCAAAGTCGTTTACTTCGATGGCGCGGGTTCGGGCGCTGCGGTAGTAGATGCCCTGGCGAACATCGACCAAGGCACCGCCGAGTTTGACACGATTAAAGTTGCGACTATCCAAGCTAACGATGGCACCTCGGCCATGACGTTAAGCAACAGTTCTGGCAACGTGGCTTTCCCCGCGAACATAGACGTAGACGGCACAACAAATCTTGATGTTGTAGACATTGACTCTACGCTTACTGTGAATGGCGATTCTGCGCTCACAGGCGGCTCATCAGGTTCAACGGTCTTAACGCTCACATCAAATGCTTTAGCTGACACACCTCTTATGGTGTTTCAGAGAACCGGTGGCGCAGTCGCAGGCAAGCTGGCATACGAAGACACCAATACTGCAATATCTTTTGGCACGACAACTGCGCATGAGTTAAAGCTATTGGCTAACAATACTCGTGCAATGCAGATTGACTCAGGCGGCGACATCAGCTTCTACGACGGCTCTGGCAACGCTGGCTTTTTCTGGAATGCGTCGGCTGCGGCGTTGGGCATCGGGACTAGCTCAATAGACAACAAAGTTAACATTCAAGAAAGTGCGTTGTCAGGCCGTAGCGCATCGAATAGCAACACATCTTTAACTCTTGA